GCGAAGGTTGTCGCATTGGTGAACCCTAACGGTGTCACTGATGAAGAAGACCTTTCCAATGCCGAGAACTTCCAATTCGTATCCGGTGTTGCTGACGACGTGAGCTTCCTTCGTATCGACAAGTACGCCGATCTACAGGTGGCGAAGAACCTTGCCGACGATCTCACACGCCGCATCGAGCAGCACTTCCTGATGAACTCTTCAATCCAACGAAGTGGTGAACGGGTGACCGCAGAGGAAATCCGCTACATGGCGGCTGACCTTGAGGCGACTATTGGTGCTGTTTACGTGCAGCTTTCGCAAGAGTTCCAGCTTCCTTTGGTCAAGATTACCATTGAGCGGTTGGTGAAGCAGAAGCGTCTGCCGAAGCTGCCCAAGGAATTGGTTCAACCCACCGTCACAACTGGCATCGACGCCTTATCCCGACAGAGTGATCTCAACAAGCTTGACCGCATGGTCGCTGGCTTGCGCGATCTCTACGGCCCTGAGGCTTTGGCGGCAGAAACGAACGTGGGTGACTACGTCAAGCGCCGTGCTGCGGCCCTCGGCATCGACCCAACAGGCCTGCTCAAGACACCAGAGCAGAAGGAAGAAGAAGCCCAACAGCGTCAACAACAGATGATGATGCAACAGGGTCTCCCTAACATGATCAACCAAATGGGCGGACTTGCCCAGAAAGGAATGGAAGCCAATGGCAGCCAAGGAAAATGAAACAGCGACTGAGGCGAACGCCACTGTCCCTGAGGTAGCACCAGCGCCGAAGACAAAGAAGGCTGCGAAAGTGGCCCCAGAAGCAGCCGAAGACCGGGGCCGTAAGGTCGTCCGTTTTGGCGTCACAATGTGGATTAAGGACTAATCATGACCGAAGTGAACATCACCCCTGAGCAAGGGTCAGACACCGCCGCACATATCGACGAAATGGTGGCAAAGGCCGAAGGTAAAGAAACACCTAAGGCAACCCCTGAGGCAACCTCTGAGCGACCTGCTTGGTTGCCTGAGAAGTTTGCAACGCCAGAAGACATGGCCAAAGCCTACGCAGAAGCTGAGAAGAAGCTTGGTGGTGGCAAAGAGACACCTGAGGCGAAACCTGAGGCGACACCTGAGGGTGGAACTAAGGAAGTCCAAGAGGCTGCCAATAAGGCTGTCGAAGGTGCTGGCCTGAACATGGACGAACTTGGCCAGAAGATCGTGGACAAAGGCGATCTAGATGCAGCCGACTATGAAGCTCTTGCGAAGCAGGGCATCTCGAAGGACATGGTTCAGAGCTACGTTGCAGGTCAACAGGCTCTTGGCGAACGTCTGGTTTCAAACATGCACCAAACCGTTGGCGGCGAAGAAGCGTTCAATAACCTTCTGGGTTGGGGCGCTGAGAATATGTCGCCTGATGAAGTCAACGCATTCAACGCAACCATCGACAGCGGTTCCGAAGTGCAAATTCAGATGGCCCTTCAAGGCCTGAATGCCCGCTTCCGTGCTGAAGGTGGCGCTACCCCGAACCTCGTCGCTGGCAAGCGTGGCGGTGCAGCAACTGGTGAAGTATTCCGGTCCACTGCGGAAGTCACCAAGGCGATGTCAGACCCTCGCTATTCGCGTGACGCATCTTACCGTGCCGACGTCATGGCGAAGTTGTCCCGCTCCAACGTCATGTAAAAGGAAACCCTATGTCCAAGAACCTTGTGAACGTGGACGTAGGCAACATCGCAGGCGGCCTCTTCGAGCTTATCGACAACCTCTTCACGACTGATGAAGAACGCGACAATGCGAAACTACGGTTGATCGAACTACAGCAGAAGGGGCAGCTTGCCCAGATTGCAGTGAACGCTGTCGAAGCCAAGCACGAGAACATCTTCGTGTCTGGCTGGCGGCCCTTCATTGGCTGGGTGTGTGGTTTTGCCTTCGCCTACAACTTTGTACTCCAACCTGTTCTTGTTTTCGCTATCTGGGCGTTGACCACTTACTTCAATGTGGACTTCCCTATCACGACCCTTCCAGACCTCGATATGACGACCCTTCTGACTGTCCTTGGTGGCATCTTGGGTCTTGGCACTTTGCGTACATACGAGAAGCGAACAGGAACTAACGGCAACCGAGGTGTGCCTGTCGATGGCTCCCTCTACTAAATTCTATTCACCCACATACTAGCCCTAAGACATCTGTCTGGGGTTCCTTTCAGGGGTGAATGGAAGGCCTCTCAGAACTGGACGCTAATCACGTTTGGACGCTGAGAGGCCACACCCCACCCTAACTGCATTCCTTTTGAGACATGACGTGCTGACCTTTTTAGGCGGCGTCAACAGAACCTCCACCAAACTTACGATCAGGCCCCGTTGCCCGCTGAGGCGGATAACTCCGGGCTGCGCTGTGAGTGGTGCGGAGAGGTCACCCACTCTCTCACAAGGAAATACACTATGACTGATGCAGTTGTATCCGCTCTCGGCCAAGCAAATGGTGCTGGTCTCACTGACGACCTTTTTCTGAAAGTCTTCTCCGGTGAGGTCATGACGACCTTCGAAGCCGAGAACGTAACTAAGGGCCGCGTAATGTCGCGTTCCATCACTTCCGGCAAGTCCGCACAGTTCCCAGTAATGGGCCGCGCATCTGCCTTCTACCATACACCCGGCAACGAAATCCTCGGCGGCACAATCAAGCACAACGAGAAAGTGATCGTCATTGACGACTTGCTGATCTCTCCTGTGTTCATCGCTGAGATCGACGAAGCCAAGAACCACTACGACGTCCGTGGTCACTACTCAACAGAAGTTGGTCGTGTTCTTGCCCAGACTTGGGACAAGCATGCCCTGCAGGTTGGCGTTCTCGCTGCCCGTACTGCTGTTGGCAACATCACAGGTGAAACACCTGCTGGTTCCATCGTCACAGAGGGCGTTGCTTCTGACTTCGCTAATCCTGACAAACTGGCTGCTGCATTTTATGCTGCTGCTCAGTTGATGGACGAGAAGAACATCCCAGAAGCTGACCGTGTCGCTTACCTGTCACCTGCTGAGTATTACACTCTGGTGCAGTCGGACAAAGTCATCAACCGTGACTTCTCTGCAGGTAACGGCGACTTCGCTAAAGGCAAAGTCTTCGAAGTTGCTGGTATCGAAATCGTGAAGACCAACAACCTTCCAAAGACAAACGTCACTTCGGCGTCTGTTGCTGGTGGTTCGCGTGATGGTTACGTTGGCAACTTCTCCAAGACTGCTGGCCTGATCATGCACAAGTCTGCGATTGGTACCGTCCAGTTGATGGACCTGTCCACACGCATGGACTACGACCCACGTCGTTTAGGTACACAGGTTGTGTCTCGTTATGCAGTAGGCCACGGCGTTCTGCGCCCTGAGGCTGCTGTTGAACTGGCCCGCCTCTAAGCTACCCAAGCCCCCACTGAGATTGATTTCTTGGTGGGGGTTTTTTTCGATCTTTGAGGAACCTCCAATGGAAACCACTACAGAACTCAATGCGGTCAACTCAATGTTGGCCATAGTAGGCGAAGCCCCTATCAACACCCTCGAAGATGTTGGTGTGGTGGACGCCATTACAGCCATATCGTCCCTTCGTGAGGTAACCCGCGAAGTTCTCGTTGAGGGTTACACTTTCAACACCGACGAGCGCTACCCGATTATTCCCGAAGGCTTTGCGCCTTTCGAAGCGACGGTGCCTCCGAACGCCTTGAGCGTAGTCCCTACCGACCGGACACTCACAGTGCGCGGGAACCGTATCTATGACACCACCACATTCAGTTATGACATGTCGGGGAAGTCCGAGGTTGAAGCCCAAGTAATCTGGGGTCTCGACTTCATGGACCTTCCAGAAGTTACCCGACAGTACATCGCCATTCGCGCAGCCCGCCGCTTCCAACGACGCGCAGTTGCCTCCGATATGCTGAATGCAATCACAGCAGAAGACGAACGCACAGCTATGTGGGCACACCGCAGGGCCAACACCCGCGTCAAGAAGAAGAACTACCTCTTCGATAGCAACAGCGTCCGCAGCATCCACAACACTCGATAGGTGAAAAACAATGTTGATGACATCAACCATTCCAAACCTGATCAACGGTATCTCGCAGCAGCCGCCCACTTTGCGACTTGCTTCACAGGCCGAAGATCAAGTTAACTTCCTGTCTTCCGTTGCGGATGGATTGACAGTTCGTCCTCCCTCACGTCACCTCGCTATGGTTGACAATGCTGATTGGGCTGACGCCTTTATTCACACCATCAATCGTGACGTGACTGAACGGTACATCGTGGCTATTCGTAGTGGACAGTTGCGTGTCTTTGAAGCCAACACAGGCATCGAACGCACAGTGACAGCACCAAACGGTTGGGGCTACCTAAGCTCCTTCAACGCTGACGATTACCGCGCAGTGACCGTCGCTGATTACACCTTCATCTTGAACAGGAACAAGACTGTAGCGGTTGACCCGGCGAAAACCCCCGACCGCATTAACGAGGCCCTGATCTACATTCGAGGGGGCAACTACGGTAAGACTTATCGCCTCTTTGTAGATGATATTCAGTGTGCAACCTTCACAACACCAAATGGTTCAGACGCAGCACATACCTCGCAGATTGACACCAACTATATTGCGTCTCGTTTGCTGGCGAGTTGGAATAGCTATTGGAGTGCGGCACCTGAGGGTTTCGTTATGACCCAGAAAGGTGACGTCCTGTCTATCAAGCGGATAAACACCCTTGAGTTCTCTGTCCGAGCCGAGGATGGAACAGGCGGCGTGAACATCGTTGCTATCCAATCTCAGGTTCAGCGTTTCAGTGACCTGCCCGAAGAGGGCGTTGAAGGTTTCGATGTGGAAGTTGTAGGAGACCAATCCTCTAGCTTCGATAACTACTTCGTGCGCTTTGAGGCGGAAGGTATAGGCGGCGTCGGTGTCTGGAAAGAACACTTAAAGGGTGGTGAGACGTTCCGTATGGACGCATCCACTATGCCGCACACGCTGGTACGCAACGCTGATGGTACATTCACCTTTGACGCAGCAACATGGGCCGACCGCGAGGTTGGTGACTTGGACAAGGTACCGCATCCATCTTTCACGACACGCAAGATCAGGGACATTTTCTTCTTTCAGAACCGCCTTGGTTTTGTAGCAGACGAGAACGTGATCACTTCGCAGGACGGGGAATACTTCGACTTCTACCGCTCAACAGCGACATCGCTTCGGGACACTGACCCAATCGACGTGGCGGTGACTTCTGAGCGGGTCTCCATCTTGAACTTCGCGGTGCCCTTTAACAGAACCCTATTGCTCTTCTCGGACCAATCTCAGTTTGTCCTAGAGGGTGGCGGAACTCTGACACCTCAGACGGTTTCAGTGGCACAGGCAACAGCCTTTGAAAGCTTGACCAACGTCAGGCCAGTAGGGGTGGGCCAGTTCGTCTACTTCCCGGTTCCCCGTGGGAGCTTCTCTGGTTTACGTGAATACTTCGTACAAGAGGGCAATGAACAGAACGATGCCTTAGACGTCACGTCTCACGCACCTCGCTACCTGCCACGCTCTCTCACACAACTGGCGGCTTCCTCTTCGGAGGACACTTTGGTCTGCCTAGCTTCTGGGCAAACGAACGCCATGTGGATTTACCGTTTCTTCTTCAACAACGAAGGTAAGCTGCAGTCGGCGTGGTCTAAGTGGGAGTTTGGCGCGGACGATAATATCCTCAGCGTATCCTTCATCGAGAGCAGCCTTTACATGGTCGTCTCTCGTTATGGGCAGACGTTTCTTGAACGAGTGAACCTTGAGAGCGGAAGCACCGACGAAGACTCCGTTCTTCAATATCGGATTGACCGGGGGATTACTGAGGCCCTTATCACGTCCGTCATTGATGGCGATTACACCAACATCACGCTTCCTTTTGGTACAACCGAAGAGACCATTGTGATGGTGCGTGGGGGAGACCTCACGCATGACGAAGGCATCATCGTAAACCACGAACAGATCGCCCCAAACCAGCTTCGACTTCGAGGTGATTGGACGGGTGTAAAGCTGTTGATTGGTACGAAGTATGTCGCAACCTACCAGTTCTCGACGTTCTATCTTCGATCACAAGAGCCGGGTGGTGGTGTTACAGCCGACAGCGCAGGACGCCTTCAACTCCGTTATCTGTCCATCGACTTTTCCCGTGCAGGTTTCTTCAGGATTACCTCTAAGCCACGCGGAAGGGACACCTACACGAAGACCTTCACAGGTCGGCAGTTGGGCGTGGAGAGCGGCACCATTGGGAGGTTCAACCTTCCTACAGGTCGTGTCCGTGTACCCATCATGGCCCGCAACGTGGACGCATTGATTAAGATCGTATGCGATAGCCCACTCCCTGCCAGCTTCACGGCTGCCGAATGGGAAGCAACCTACAGCACCAGATCAAGGAAAGTGTAATGAAAAACTCCAAGCATGGCTGGGATAACCTCAGGCCGTATGCCCAAGGCGACCTCAGTCGTGTTTGGGTTGATTTACGTGACGACGACCTTCGTGAGGTTGGCGGGTATGACCCTCTGGAACTCGAAGGAACTCTTCAAGGCATGGGCGCGAAGATGATGACATGGGATACCGATCAAGGCCCTGTCAGCGTCTACGGCTCCACTCCTACAGAGAACCCTATGGTTGGCCTTGTTTGGACCCTAACAGCGAATGCAGCGATGCCCCGTTGGCGGTTCCAAACACGGTTCACCGAAGAGATGCTCCAATGGTGCGGCGAAGGCTACTCCGTCTTGGCCAACTTCAAAGATGCCCGCAACACCATGCAGATCAAATGGCTCAAGAAGATAGGCTTCACGTTCATCCAGCACCACCAAATGGATGGCCAAACCTACATCGAATTTTTAAGGATAATGAAATGAGCGAACCCGTCACAATGGCCCTCATGGCCAAGGCGTTCACTGCTATCAGCACCTACGGCACAGCGATCTCTGCTGGTCTGGGTGTTGCGTCCACCGCAGTTGCTTACAACCAAGCATCGGTCCAAGCGAAAACCTTGGAGGCTTCTAACGCAGAGGCCAACAACCGTGCGCGGCAGTACATGATTGAAGACCAAGACGCTATGACGTCGATGGGTCAACAAGAGAAAGCTGCAGCCACCCAGAAGATCAACGAAAACCAGACCGCAGCCCAGAAAGCAGCAGCCTCAGCGAGTGTTGCAGCCGGAGCAGGTGGTGTCTCTGGTCTCTCCGTCGATGCCCTTCTTGGTGACATCTTTGGACAAGAGGCTGGCATCCGCGACAGCGTGAACCAGAACCTTGAGAACACAGGCCAACAGATGCAGCGCGAACGTGGCTCCATCCAGCGTGGCTACGTCAACGCAGTCAACACACGTCAACAACCCCAACACCCATCACTCCTCGGTGCAACTCTCCAAGCAGGAACAAGCGTCGTAGGCGCATACAAAGACACTTGGAAAATTCGCAACCAGACAGGGCGGTAAAGGAACATAAACATGGCACAGCGCCCTCAAGTAAACACTGACCTCGGCCAACCTGAACTTGTACGTACAGTCGCCCGCCCAACAAGGGATGCTGCTCCGGTCTACACGCCAAAGCAATCACGCGCCGGGGCACTGGCTCAATCACTTCTTTCCATTGCACCTAAGCTCCAAGGCTATGCCGAAGAGTTCCATCAGGTTTACCAAGAGAAAGAAGAGAACCGCGCCTACGACGAAATTCAAGGCATGACCTTTGAGGCTGCCCAAGCGGCTGTCAAAGATGGCACCATCAGGGACACCGAAAGTCCTTGGTATCAGGCAGCCTTTGAAAAGCAGTTCGGTACCGTCTTCGCACAGCGTCGTCGGCGTGAGTTGGTGGACAGCTACAACAACGAGTTCGACAAACATAACGGCAACCTCGACGAGTTCATTGCGAACTTTGCAGGGGAAGACCTCGACAAGTTTGGTGGCTCTGAGTTCATCATGTCGGGCTACCGATCATCCATGCAGGGCACCCTCGGCCAGCTTCAAGACCAACACGCTGAGTGGAAGTCTACATGGACCCGTGACAGGGTTTCCCAGAACTTCGGCACAATGGCTTATGAAACTGTGAACCAAACGGTTGCCGAAGGTGGCGATCTAAATGCCGCTATTGGTGCCCTTAAAGGGGAACACCGCGAAGCCTTTGGCATGACCTTCGCAGAGATGGATGCAAACATCTTTGGCATTGCCTCACGCCTCGCTGCAGAAGGCAAGGTTGATGAACTGGACCAACTGCTCAACACCGAGATCGTTGGACCGGATGGTACCGTTGTTGGTTCTTATATGGGCCGCCAACAGTATGCCGAAGAGGCAGCCATGTATCTCGAACAGGCACGGGCTAATGCAGGTGCAACAGCACGGGAAGAGAACACGGCAACTATCGTGGGTCTCCAACAGACCGCCGCTGCGGGTACACTCGACATGGACCTTGCAGCCTCTATGCGGGACCAAGAGCAGATCAGCATTGGTGAGTACGAACGCCTCGTCAAGGCCAACTCAGACGCCCATGTTGCGGCCACAGTCACTGCCCAGAACACACAGCAGATCGACGCCATTAAGACTTCGGCGCTGCAGGCTATCGTGGCAGGGCAGGGGTATGCCATTCAGGACTTCACTTATGTGGATGCTGCAGGCAAGACCCAGACGATCACTCGGCAGACTCTGATTGAGGATGCGGTCGTAGGCAGCATGAACGAGTTGGCACGTCGTGAGACGCCGCCCAGTGTCATGGCTGAACAGCTTTCGAGCTATGGTGTGGACGTGACCTATCCCGTTTGGGAGAACCTCATGTCTGATGGTTACCTAACGCTGACTGAAGCTGCTGCAACATCTGAGGATGGCACGACAGGTATACCAGAAACAGCCCTTGGTGCTTATGCTACCTACAAGGCTTTAGCGGAAACTCCTCAGCTTCGTTCACGGCACATCAACAACACCGATGCTGAGAACGTCTGGTCCACTGCGATGCTCTTGGAAGAGAATGGCTATTCACCTGAGGACGCTCTCATGCGGGCCTCTAAGCCTGCGACTGCGGCTGGAACTGCATCAGCGAACAGCTTTGGTCGTGCTGAGTTCGAAGCTCTGGCTAACAGCATAGAGCCGGGAATGTTCGGTGACGATATATCCAACGGTGGCGCAGCCCTTGGTCAGACAGAAGCTCTGGCTAAGTTCTTCATTGCGCGTGGTGTTCCCAAGAAGCAAGCGGTTGCCAATGCGATTGCCGATTATGATGCAAGTCACACGACCATCAACGGCGTCTCAGTCAACACCCGTAACGTCCACCTTCCGCCTATGTTCGAGGATGCCTCCGTGGTTGTCCTTCAAGAGTTCGCTCAGATGCATGGCGAGGACGTTGACGATCTGACGCTAATCCCAGCGCACGATGGTTCGAACAACTGGGCTATCGCTTACAAGGGCAACGTGGCTATGCCCGTCCAGATCATGGGCGCGGACAACATCGTCCACACGTCAGAGATCACGCGCACCTATGAAGCTGCCCAAGAGGTAGCTGCACAGCTTGCACTAGAGGCAGCCCAAGCAGCAATCGACAGCAACATCGAGTTCACCATAGACCAAGACGAACGTCAGGAAGACTTCGAGGCTAACAACTCGGCGGCCCGTAGCAATCCTCGCTCGTTCCAGTGGCCTTGGTCCTCGTCCGACGACAACTAAAGGTGTCCCTTAGGGGGCACCACCCCCTTCATTAAATCTAGGACACTCACATGAGTAACGTGACAACAACTCCCGATGCACTTCTGGGTCTAATCCGCAGTGCGGAAACCTCAAAGGGCTACGAAGACTTCTACGACGGCTCCAAGCTTGCGCCTCCTAAGCCTGTCACTCAAATGACGGTACGGGAGGTGCAGGAATGGCAGCGCCGGAGCGTTAATGCTGGCTCTGCATCCTCTGCAGTTGGTGGTTACCAGATCATCAGAAAGACCCTCAACGGTGTCGTGGATGATCTGGGCCTCTCAGGTGACGAGCTTTTCGATACAGAACTTCAAGACCGTATGGGCCTGCACCTCATGGCTGGTCGTGGGTATAACGATTGGGTTGCTGGTGACATCACCGACGAGCAATTCGGCAACAACCTTGCGAAGGAATGGGCAGGTTTGCCTGTCATTTCAGGGAACAACGCAGGTCGAAGCTATTACGATGGTGACGGTCTCAACGCATCCACAGTCCAGCCGGGCAATGTGATCGAAGCCCTTAACGCATCCCGCAACGGTACCTCTTACGACTTCGTTCGCAGTGGTGGCGGCGGTGGTGGGGGCGCACCTTCAAGCGCACCTTCGGAGTTCGAACTCGCTCTTAGCGATCTGAAACCTATGGAAGGGTTTTCTCCCCAAGCCCAAGAGGCAGTCGCCACCACACCTATCGCAGCGTTCAACTCGATTGGACAGGAACGGCAACAAGCTGAGGAAGCTGCAGCCTTAACACCTTCATGGTGGGACGGCACCAAGATGGCAGCCAACGAAGAATGGATTGGACTGAACGTCGCCCGTCAAATGGGACGCGAAGAGTTCACACCGGACAGCAACTTCCGTCTTTCCGAAGACCTCTGGAAGGAAGTCACTACCGATCTTGATGAAGCCTACCAAGGTGGACTACACGCAGCGACCTCTGAGGCGCACCTCCGGGCACTCTCGGCCCAACTGAAAGGTGAACAACAGATCGACCAAGATCTCGCTGGCTTAGGCTGGGGTGGAACAGGTCTACGTTTGGGTGCCGCTATCCTCGACCCAGCGGCAATCCTCGCATCTGCCGCTACCGAAGGCCTCGCAGCACCTGTGATCTACGGCGCTAAAGTTAGCCGCATGGGTCGCGCTCTCCGGGCTGGTGTGGCTGCTGGTGCAGTCAACGCTGGCATCGACGGTTACCTCGCCACTCAAGACCAGACGATGGGTTGGGACGACGTGGCTATCTCGGCTGCCGCAGGTTTCGTCCTTGGTAGTTCCATTGGTGCCCTGAAAGGGAAGACACCAGAAGACAAGGCAATCGCTCAGGCCCTTCAACGGGACTTCCTCGATGGCGAAGCGAATAACATCGCACGTCAGTTCGCTGGTGGAACCGCAGATGGTTCGATGGGTGCCGCAAGGGTTCCCCAAGATGTCGAGCTATCGGCAGCCGAACAGGTTGCCTTGGACAGCGCAGGCGCACCAACAGCCGCTATGGCAAGCGCACGTATCGACCGATCAGCAATTCTCAAGAGTTCTGAAAGTGACATCATGCGTCGTGTCGGTGCTGGTCTTGTTGAAGACGGTGTCGGTAACGCTGATCGTTCCACCAACCGCTTCTCAGTTTCGGAAGCCGTGGCGCGTGAAGAGCGTGTCCGTTTGGGGCGCTTCTATCGCACCTATAACACTGCCTACAGTGGCTGGCTCAAGGACCAAAACAAGAGCTTGTTCTGGCAGCACGGCGCTAACGAACGTGCGGAGTTCAACCGTCAGGTATCCCAAGCGGTGCGCCGCGAGATCGACGCCGTAGCGAACAAACACGTCAATGCTGCCGCCGCGCAGATGAAGACAGAGTTCGCTGATCTGCTCAAGTTCGGCCAAGAGATGGGCGTTCGTGGCTTCGATGAAGTGAAGGCCAACAACAACTATATGGTTCGTCGTCACCGCATCGACCGTCTCGACGATCTGGTCTCAGAGTTTGGTGAAGGAAACATCAACAAGCTGGTGGCAGAGTCCATCCAGAAGTCCAACCGCAAGTGGCGCAATGCCAACCCCGGTCGGGCTAACGCAGTGGACGAGATCGACTATGAAGATGCCCTCAAGATGGGTGCTGCATATGTCAAGAGTATCCGCTCACGTCGCTACGGAGAGTTCAACCTCAACCGGGCACTGGCGGGTCAAGACATCGACACCTTGAAGATGATGTTGGACGATGCTGGTCTTGCGCCAGACGACATCTCTCGCATCTCCGATAAGGTCCGCTTCGACGCAGACACAGGGGAACGCGGTCGCATTGCATCAGCCAAGTGGCGTCTTGATCTCGACGAGACCTACAGCAGCAAGTTGTATAGCAAGAATGGCACAAGCCGTGAGGTCAAGATTGAGGACTTCCTTGAGAATGATGCTGAACAACTACTGGGCCAATACGTCCGTTCGGTAACCGCTACGGGGCACATGGAAGAGTTCCTGAAAGAGTTCCGCGTAAGGGACGCTGAGGGTAACCTGCCAGTTCATGCTCCAAGCTTCGAGACCGTCAAAGCGTACATCGCCAAAGAGGCAGGCGAGAAGGGCATAACTGCGAAGAAGATGGCAGCAGAGATGCGGACGCTAGATAACTCGTACAAGCTGGTTCACGGCATCCCAATCGAAGGTGCTTCTAACTTCCGCACAGCCCAACGCATGCTTCGTGACTACAACTTCTCGCGCATTGGTGGTCAGCTTGGTGTGGCTCAGTTGGCTGAGATTGGTAGCATCATCGGCAACGGTGGACTGCGTGTCCTCATGCAGAACATGCCCGCCCTAAAGAAAATCTTCGCTAACGCCAAGACGGGCAAGCTCTCAGACGACTTCCTCAACGAGGCAGAGGCGATCTGGGGGTTCGGTACTGATCTAGAACGCATGAACATGTCCGCGATGTTTGACGAGAGTGGGGCCATTGAGGCTTCCACTGGTATGCAGAAGACAGACCACTTCCTTCAACGCGCCAAGAAGGTCACCGTGGTTGGCTCAGGTATGGGTCACGTCAACATGGTCCTACAGCGCATGAACTCGCGGGTTCTGGTGCAACGGTTCATGGACGACGCCACAGGCCGCCGAGGCATCAACGCCAACCGGATGCGCGGCATGGGTATCACCGAAGAAATGCACCCACGCATTCAGGAACAACTGCGCAAGCATGTCGATGAAAGCACAGGGATGCTTGGTAAGAAGGTCAACCGCATCAACATCGACAAGTGGGATGATCTTGACGCCAAGAACGCATTCATCAACGGCGTGGACAGGTGGGCTAAGAAGTCCATTCAAGAGAACGACATCGGCAACATGCCCGACTTTATGGGCTACGAGCTTGGCAAGACTGTCAGCCAGTTCCGCTCATTCATGATGGCTGCCTATGTGAAGCAAACCCTCGCTGGCCTTCACAACCGCGATTGGGAAACCTTTGCGGCATTCTCTACGTCGATGTTCTTTGGTGGGTTGTTCTACACAGCCCAGCAGCAGGTCAACTCGATTGGCCGTGACGACAGAGATAAGTTCCTCGAACAGCGCTTGAACCCTCAGGCAATCGCTGAGGCTGCCTTCCAACGTGCAGCATTCTCGTCTGTCATTCCTCTCGCCTTCGACACAGGACGCGAGGCCGTTGGTCTTGACCCTATCTTCGACTTCCGGTCCTCCGGTTTGCGAGGTGGCGGTGGACCCATGAATGCCCTCTTGAGCAACCCTACAGGTGACCTTGTTGATGGTGCCTTCCGGGCGACAGGCGGTATCGCTGCATCCATGCGGGGTGATTACCAGTTCTCCGAGAAGGATGCCCAAGCGGCAGCCAAAGTTCTCATGCTGCAGAACATGTTTGGTATTCGGAACGTGATCTCCGCAGTCAGCGGCACCCTCCCTGAATACTCTCAATAACCCACATACTAGACCTAAACGGCTGCTCCCTCACGGGGGCGGCCAACAATGGAGGCCATTATGGCACAAACAATTAAGACATATGTCAGTGATGGTTCCACGACGATCTACACCTTCGAATTTGAATACATCAACAAGGACTACGTTAAAGTTCTGGTGAATGGTGTGGAAGTTGGTCGTACATTGTCAGGAACCTATCAGGTGACCCTCGACGCGACCCCTAACGCAGGTGATGTCGTCGTCGTTAAGCGCACCACCGCTTCCGACCGCATCGTCCAATTCAGTGACGGTTCTATTCTGGTGGCGAAGGACTTGAACATATCGGCACTGCAGGCAATCCACATCGCAGAAGAAGCTCTCTCTGCTGCATCCGGTTCACTTCTAATTGACCAGACAGGTGCATTCTCCGCTGGTAATCGTCGCATTGCGAACGTCGGTTTGCCTGTCGAACCAACAGACGCTGTGACTAAAGAATGGGTCGAGACCACAGGTCCACTGTTCGTTGTCCAATCCACAGCACTCAAGAACGAAACGGCAGCCCTTAAAGCAGCCACCGAAGCGGCCCGTGACGTAACACTCTCGTATAAAGCTGACGCTCAAACTGCAAAGACCAACTCCGAGACTGCTCAGGCTGCCTCTGAGGCTGCACGGGATTTGTCCCTGACGCTTGCTGATATAACAGCAACCCATAAGGACGCCGCTCAGGTTGCCCGAACAGGTGCTGAGGCTGCCTTGACTGCAAGTCAAACGATCCAGACAGACATCGGTGATCTTCGTACCGACGGTGCTGCGCTGATTGCCGAGGCGACCCGCTTAGAGGGCCTTACAGGTGACCATGAAGCCGCTGCTTTGGCTTCTGCTGCGGCTGCTGCTCTTTCTGCTCATGAAGCTGCTTTGGCTGCTTCGTTCGATCCAGCGGACTATGCTCTCGCTGTGCATGGACATAACATCACAGACATCACTAGCCTTCAAGCTACTTTGGATGGGAAGTCCGCTACAGGACATACCCATAGCATCGCAAACGTCGTGGGCCTAACGGCAGAGCTAAACAGCAAACTAACAACGAGCGCGGCTAGTGCAACCTACGCACTTGTCGCTCACGCCCACACGATCTCGGACGTCACAGGCCTGCAGTCTGCTTTAAATGGTAAGGCAGCAACCTCACACTCTCACACCATCGCAAACGTCACAGGACTTCAAACGTCGCTGGACAGCAAGGTTAACAACAGTCGCATCACGATCGCCGCATCAGACCCATCTGGCGGGGTGGATGGCGACCTCTGGTTTAAGGTATAACAATGGCACCTATCAACATTAATGCAGGAGGCACATGGGGCGGAGAACCCAGTGACGTGCTTGTGCGGGACGGGGGCGTTTGGAAAAGCGCCTCCGAAGTTCTCGTTCGCAATGCTGGGATTTGGACCAAGGTCTACCCTAGCTTCCCAGAGCCTACACTCCGTGGGACTTACACTTTAACAGTCTCAGCAAGTAAGAATAGTACTGCTGTGTCGGGGGTAAGGGTTGTGGCGAAGAACACCTTGCTTCCTGATTGGATTACGTGGCCGGGAAGGACAAGAACACCAGCTTCAAATGAACTCTGGCTGCTCACATCTCAGTTTGGCTCCATAGCGGCGGCTTCCTTTAGTCAGGTTTATTTTGTAACCACCAATGACTTTGGTCAGGGGCTTAACTTAGGCAGCGACCCTGAGTTTTCAACAATGACATTCACAAATCCGGGGGCGTACATTGAGTTGTATAAGACAAGCACCACCCCCGCCAACCTTATGGAAACTTGGAGCGCCAACGGGGACGCCAACACCGTAACAAATGGCCGATACTGGAACGGTAAAAACACACCAGCGGTGGATGGGTTCACTGGTGGTCAAGCGCTCCACACAGCAGCGAACGCAACTTATAGAGTAAGGATTTGGGCATGATGAAAACATGGGACATCTTAGATGGGACTGAGCTTCCTGTCTCAATCACCCCGTTACTCACCCCAGATGTGACGGACCACGAAATACTCAAGGAGAAAGGCGTGGTTGTTCGCTGCGCCTACGAGGACGGTAAAGCTGTATCGGCCTTGATCTCTATCAACGCCCACGGCCACTCCAACCTCAACTACGTGACTGATGGCTCTGTTGAAAGCACAGGCATGTTGGTTTCATCCCCACACAGGCACTTCACTGAACTCAACAGGAACCCAGAGGCATACGCTGCCGCACTAGGGGTCGCCAGCTTTAGGGCTATCTTCATGCAAACCAGAGATAACTTCATTAAGAAGCGCTACCGCAAATGGACGACAAGCGGCTGGTTTGAAGGCTATCCAGTAATGGAGTATCACGTCGATGTTTAAGACAAACCACATCATCGCAGTGACAGTGATTGGTACATGTTTAGGCATCTATTACGCCATCACCGGGGCTGACTTGCTCTGGTGGTGCGCGGCCTTCGGGATGTACTTCGCATTCTCCTGTCTGGGTATAACCACAACATTTCACCGCTACCTGTCCCATAACAGCTTCAAGTTTCGGTATCGCTGGATGGAACGTCTATTCATCCTTCTGGGAACCTTAGCGGGGACCGGGAGCGGGCTTGCTTGGGTGGCAGTTCACAAAGAACACCACAGACACAGTGACACAGAGCATGACCCACACTCACCCCTAAACGGTATCAAGGGTTTCTTGGTGCCGCACTACGACGACCGAGTGAATTACCGCAGAGTTCGCAGGCTGATGAAGGACCGCTACGTCTGGTTCCTCCATAAACGCGCTACAACTGTCTTCGCGGTCTTCTATCTCGTCCTCTTCATCCTCGGTGGAGTTCAAGCCGTTGCCTTCTTTGGTCTTATCCCACAGGCAGCTACGTCACTCATGTCCTCTATCCTGAACTGGTTCACACACACTCACGGGTATCGCACCTACGAGACAAACGAGAACAGCAGGAACGTCTGGTGGCTTGCCCTAATCACTTGGGGCGAAGCTTGGCACAACAACCATCACGCAAAACCCTCCCGCGCTGTGTTCAAGCACAAGTGGTGGGAGATCGACATTTCAGGGGCACTCATTGCCCTGATCGCAAAACAAGGAACCATCAAATGACCATCGAAAATATCATCATCGTGGCGCTGTTCTTCGTCGCCTTCTTTCTGATTACGACTGTCTTCACACAACAAAGCACGGTGAAGCGCATCAAGCGGACACAAGACGAGGTCGTAGCACTCCGTAAGCGGGTTCTCTTCCTCGAAGACCCTGAGGCTGCTGAAACCACCTTTAACTGGGATTTCAAAATCTAATGACCCCTGAAAGCCCCAAACCCGACCAGCTATGGTTAATGCTTGGCGAGATGCGGGGCGATCTAAAGTACCTCGTTGAAGAGCGGCGGTCCACAAACCGTCGTCTCGACGATGTCGAAGCAAACGTGAATGACAGTATTGAGAAGCACAACGCTCGTATTGGTAAACTCGAAGCCTTCAAAATCCGCGTCGGAGTGTTCACAGCAGCACTCGGCGTGATCGTCCCCACCGCCATCACCGCAATCGCTCACAAAATGGGATTACTCTAATGGCACAAAGCAAAGCCACCATTGATATGATGGACAGGCTGCACATGCTCACAGCGAAGCAGCTTGCTGATACCATCGAGAACGGCGTTACCACCTACGACAAGGAAGGTAACGAGACAGGCACCATGCCTGCACCAGCCAGCTACATCGCGGCTGCAATCAAGTTCCTCAAGGACAACGACATCACGGCGGACGCAAGCTCTGATCGTTTCGATCCACTGCAGGATGCCCTGAAAGACCTGCCGACGTTGAAAGACGATGGCGAGGAGCAATACTACAACTAAGAGGCAGCCCCCTTCGGGGGGCACCTCAACCACCACATTAAGTGACACCCATAAGGCTCTGCTTCGGCAGGGCTTTTTGCGTTTCACCTAAAGGAAAATCAAATGATACCCGAAAGTAATCACGACGGGCGTTCCAGACAGGTGCGCCGTAGAGAGGAAATGAAGGAAGACCCCCTCAAGAAAGACTTCCGCCTATTCCTCCATGTTGTCTGGAAGCACCTTGGCCTCCCAAAACCCACCCCTGTTCAGTTGGACATCGCCAGCTACATGCAGCACGGCCCCCGTCGTAAGATGGTTCAGGCTTTCCGAGGGGTTGGTAAGACATGGGTCTACGCCGCATTCGTTTGTTGGCGCTTCTACTGTAACCCCGAATGGAAGATCATGGTTGTGTCCGCGACCAAGACGACAGCGGATGACTTCTCGCGCTTCGTTAAGCGTCTCATTCAAGAGATGCCGTTGCTGGCGCACCTTGTGCCCGGAGATGATCAGCGGAACTCGAACGTGTTCTTCGACGTTGGCCCATCGCGTCCTTCCAAAGACCCCTCACTCAAGTCTGTCGGCATCACCGGACAGATCACAGGTTCCCGTGCTGATGAAATCCTAGCGGACGACATCGAGAGCTTGAACAACAGTGCCACAGAGGGAGCCAGGGAGCGGCTGTCAGAGGCCGTGAAGGAGTTTGACGCTGTACTCAAGCCCGGTGGCGTTATCACGTTTCTAGGTACCCCACAGAGCGCCATGACGATGTATGTGAAGTTGCCCGAACGTGGCTACAACATCCGCATCTGGCCTGCGCGTATCCCTGAGGACACCGAAGTCTACAACGGACAGTTGGCTCCATTCATCTACAGGCTGATCGAAGAGGGCTGGAAGACAAACACAACCACTGACCCTGATCGCTTCTCCAACCAAGACCTTGATGAACGGGCGCGGTCGTATGGCCCTGCAGGTTTCGCCTTGCAGTTCATGCTCAACACCAACCTGAACGACAGCTTACGGTTCCCATTGAAGTTGGCCGATCTGATCACGATGCCTTTGGACCCCAACATGGCCCCAGCACAACTCGCTTGGTCCTCTGGTGCAGAGCATCTTGTCGAGAACGTCCACATCTCCGGTCTACCCGGCGACAAGTTCTATGGCCCGATGTTCGTCGGTAAGGACTTCTTGCCATTCACCGGGTCTGCCATGTCCATTGACCCCTCAGGTCGTGGTTTGGATGAAACCTCATATGCCGTGATCAAGCACCTCAACGGTATGCAGTTCCTCACGGCTGTCGGCGGTCTCGTCGGTGGCTACGATGATGAAACTCTGGACAAGCTCGTACAGATCGCGAAGGCCCAGAAGGTCAACGTGATCATCGTCGAGAGCAACTTCGGTGGCGGCATGTTCACCAAGCTACTGCAGGCTGCCCTCAAGAGGGGCCAGTACCTGTGTCAGGTCGAGGAAGTCACTCACTCGAAGCAGAAAGAGATGCGTATTGCCGACACCTTGGAGCCTGTCCTTGCACAGCACCGCTTGGTTGTCTGTACCACATTGATCAACCGTGACTTCGAGACAGCCTCAGAGGCCTCATATAGCCTGTTCTGGCAGCTTACTCGACTAACGAGGGACCGAGGGTGCCTAAAGCATGACGACCGCTTAGACGCGCTCTCAATGGCTGTGGCGTACTGGGTCGAACAGATGTCCCAGAACTCCGAGGATGCCTTCGCAAAGCACCAAGAGAAGATGCGAACGGCAGAGTTCAAGAAGTTCATGAAGGAAGTCCGAGGGGGAACCTCCGGGCGCGTCAACATGGGCGGTATCAGGAAGAAAAAGAAGGGTGCCTTTGCGGGCCTCTGAGAGATTAACAAGTTTCTTCAAATAGAAACGACGAAAACAACAACAACAACAAACACAGAAAGACAAACAGATGAACAGCATCTTATTGACGACAACCTACCAGCAGGTAGCAGTAGCAAAGGCAGTATTTATTGGTCAGGCGCGGGTAAAAGCGGAGGTATTCGTGGGGAACGCCCCGTCTCCCTCAGACCTTGGTTTTGCGTTCTCATCTGACATCCCGCAAACCATTCCAGAACTAACATCACTTGGCGGTGAAGTGTGGGTTAGAGGGGAAGGGACATTCGTCTATGCAACTGACTAATCAAATCCATCTAGGTGCCTTGTTGACCACAAGGCTTCGATCCAGCGTGGCGATACCTACTATTTCCGCCCTTTTTGCCAACGACGCACCCGGCGTATGGTATGACCCGTCCGACCTGACGACCCTGTTCCAAGACACAGCAGGCACAACCCCTGTGACCACGGCAGGGCAGACTGTTGCGCTGATGCTGGATAAGTCGGGTAATGACCTACACGCCACGCAAGCCACTGCTGCTGCACGGCCTGAGTACCAGACTGATGGAACGCTGCACTGGTTGGAGTTCGACGGTGTAGACGACTACATGGTTACGCCTACGATCACACCGGGCGCAGGATTGTCCGCTCAATTCTTTGCAGGGGTAAACGTTGCGACGCCTAAGTCAAACAACAGTCCTGTTTACCAATACGGCGATGCACCTTTTTCTTCTACTGGTGCGCTTCTCAAGTTTGCAACGGGAGACGGAAGCACTGACGCTTACAGGGCGCAGGTTTTTGGGTCAGGAAGTAACCAAACCGCAAGAGTTACAGCTGTTGCACCTTACACTTCCGCGTTTTCTGTTCTTTATGATGCTTCCGCAGTCGGCGCGGATGAAATCTCTCTACGTGAGAACGGCTCAGTGACAGCCGTAGGTTCTGCAACGGACAGTGGCCTGACATCGTTTGGTAACTCGCAAATGTGGGTCGGTTCAAATCCGTCTGGTTCTGCCAACTTTTCCGGCAACATCTACAGCCTAGTTACCCGCTTTGGTGCTAACCTTGACGCCAACGAGATTGCACAGTCAGAAACGTATGTGGCAGGAAAAACAGGGGTTACACTATGAGACTGACAATCGCAGTGCCGCAAGCGCACATCGACAACGCCAACCACCTTGCAATGGTCTTGGGGTATTCCAAAGCTGATGGCCTGACCTACCGCAACCCCTCATGGCAGGACGCACATGGCAACCTCTACGCCACGGCAAGTCTTCCTGTGTCTGACGGGTTCATCGTCGCTGCTGAAAGCCCTGTGGTGCGCCCTGAGTGGGATACCGAGGAAGTCATCGACATGACCAAGGCTGCACAGGCGCAGGCACTTGTGTCCATCTGGACGCTTGACAGTTCCGAGACAGGACCAAAAGCCACGCCAGACGTCATCAAGGCTGTTCTCGGTATGGGGGGTGCAGAAGCGATCTGGACCATGGGGCTGACAGAGGTGCCTTTGCGGGCCTCTGAGAGGGGCCTCTGAGGGCCATCTCTGTTCTAGGCTACCCT